TATGAACCTCGAAGGCGGACCTCTTCATGAGCGATGATGACAATGGGAGCGAAACAGGGAGCCGGTGGCATCTGGACAGACGTGTGCCCCTCGCGCTGATTATGGCGATCCTCATACAAACCGCTGGCGCACTCACCTGGGCAGGCGCGGCAACGGAACGGATCAATCAGCTGGAACGCCAGGTAACGGATGGGGGTGATCTCGGCGAGCGCACCGCCCGGCTTGAGGAGCACAGTGTTTTCATGCGCGCAGCACTGGAGCGCATTGAACGGAAACTGGACCGGGTGATTGCTGGCGAGTGACCGCGATCGAATGCAGAGAATTTGGATGGCGCTTTTCAATAGGTGAAGAGCGCCTTTTTTGTGACTGGGAGAAACATGCAGACACATCGGTCAATCGACCCAGAGCTGAAATCGGAACAGGGACCAGGAGAAACCAAACGGGCGTCATTCAATATTGACCATGTGGATGAAGCTGGCGCCTTCGAAGGCTATGCCAGTCTTTTTGGAGCCGAAGATCTGGGTCACGATCTGGTTCAGCGCGGCGCGTTTGGTGCGAGCCTTGCCAAGCGAGGCGCGGCGGGTGTGCGGATGCTGTTTCAGCACGATCCGGGCGCGCCCATCGGTGTGTGGGATGAAATTCGCGAGGATGCGCGTGGGCTTTATGTGCGCGGTCGCCTCACCCTTGATGTGACCCGCGCCCGCGAAGTTCATGCGCTCATGAAAGCCGGTGCGCTGGATGGCCTGTCCATCGGGTTTCATACGGTGACAGCGGTGCGCGATGCCGGAACAGGGATACGGCGACTAGTCGAAATCGATCTATGGGAAATTTCCATTGTGACTTTCCCCATGCAGCCCGGTGCGCGGGTGGCCACGGTAAAGGCCAGGGTCCTGCCAACGGCACGAGAACTCGAACGCTGGCTCCTGCGGGATGCAGGCTTCAGCAGACACCAGGCCCGCGCGTTGATCGCGGGTGGATATAAGGCGGCACTGACCCCGCGGGATGCGGGCCTAGTTGATGTCGACCTTGCTGGCCTTGCCCGCACCATTCGGGTCGCGGGCGAGTGCTTTCTTCATTGACCTTGAAACCAGTCACAACACGTCGCGATGACGAAGGAGACGACTATGCCTCTCATGAGGAAGAGCAATGTGGGCCGCATCGGCCATACGTTGAACACACAAACCTCCCACCCCAACGGCCGAACCCGCCAAAAGGGGGCGCCGGAGCGAAAGAGCACCGATCTGGGAAGCCCGGCAGTGCACGATGTGCGGGATGCTTTTGACGAATTCATGGCCCGCTTCGAAAGCTTCAAACAGGCCAATGATGATCGGCTGCGCGAGCTTGAACGAAAGACGACGGCGGATGTGGTTACCGTTGAAAAAGTAGATCGCCTGAATGCGGCGCTCGATCTGCAGCAGAAAACGGTGGATGGTCTTGCTCTCTCGCTTTCTCGGCCAGAAAGGGGCGGGCTCTCGACCCTGACCCCGGCGTCACGCGACCACAAAATGGCGTTCGACACCTACGTACGACGTGGCGAGACCGGTACGCTTCGCACGCTGGAGGCAAAAGCACTGAGTGCGCAGTCAGATCCAGATGGCGGTTATCTGGTGCCATCAGAAACCGAACGCCTGATCGACCGGGTGGTGTCGGAAGCATCGCCCATTCGCACTATTGCTGGTGTCCGGCAGATCGGCGCGGCGTCTTACAAGAAACCGTTTGCAACCACAGGAGCCGCAACCGGCTGGGTGGGCGAAACCGAACCGCGCGCGCAGACCGACGGCCCAAGGATTTCCGAACTCGAATTTCCGGTGATGGAACTCTATGCCATGCCAGCGGCCACCTCGACGCTGCTGGACGACAATGCCGTCAATCTCGACCAGTGGATCGCCGAGGAGGTTCAAACCGCTTTTGCGGAACAGGAAGGCGCGGCTTTTGTGTCCGGGGATGGGGTGCGCAAACCGCGCGGGTTCCTCTCCTATGACGCAGTTGACAATGCGAGCTGGGCCTGGGGCAAGGTTGGTTACATCGCAACGGGAGCGTCGGGCGCTTTTCCGGCAAGCAACCCTTCTGATGTGCTGCTCGACCTTGTCTATGCGGTGAAGTCCGGTTACCGGGCCAATGCGCATTTTGTCATGAACCGGCAGACCCAGTCTCATATCCGCAAGTTCAAGGACGCCGACGGCCACTATCTTTGGCAGCCAAGTCTTGCGGCGGGCGAAGCCCCAAGACTGATGAATGTGCCCATCGCAGAAGCTGAAGACATGCCCGATGTCGGAGCCGACGCCTTTTCCATGGCCTATGGCGATTTCCGGCGGGGCTATCTGATTGTGGACCGGCTGGGCATTCGGGTTCTGCGCGATCCCTATTCCGCAAAACCCTATGTCCTTTTCTACACCACCAAACGTGTTGGCGGCGGCATCCAGAATTTCGAAGCCATCAAGCTTCTGAAATTCGGCACATCTTAAGGAGGTTCTTCATGCGTGATCTTCATTCAAACCTCGGTCTCATCCAGACCCTCGACCCGGCGGTGACAAGCGCAAGCCGGGCGGGCGCCCCTGTCGACCGGCAGGGTTTTGAAAGCGTGGAGCATGTCGTGCTCATCGGCATCAGCGGTGACACTCTGTCCGGGGTCAATACGATCTCCCTGCAGCTCGACGAGAGCGAGGATGGCAGCAATTGGTCGCCGGTGGTGGATGACAGCCATGTGTTGGGCGCCGCCATCAGTGAAGCGGGCATCTTTGCCGTGATTGATGATGGGGCGGAAGACGGGTTCCCCCGGTCCATCGGCTATGTCGGCGACGCGCGGTACAGCCGGGTGCAAGTGGTGCTGGCGGGAACTCATTCCAACGGCACGCCGGTGGGAGCGATGGCCTTCCTCGGCCATGCCAACATCAAACCGGTGTCCTAAAAACACTTCGCGGACGGGGGAAGGCTCCCGTCCGTTTTTCTGCCCAACAAAGGTTTCTCAGATGACGCTTACCTTGATCACAGGTCCCGCCACCGAACCAGTGGATCGCACAGATGCAAAACTCCATCTCCGTGTGAGTGGATCGGAGGAAGACACATTGATCGACGGGCTCATCGCCGCCGCGCGGTTGAGTGTTGAAGCGCACGCGAGCGTGGCGTTGATTTCCCAGACCTGGAAGTGGGTGCTGGACGCCTGGCCCGGCGACGTGCTGGACCTTCCGCTGGGGCTCGTCTCCTCAATCGTGAGCGTGGTGGTGGACGGCACAACACTTCCCGCCAGCACCTATATCCTTGTCCCCGGACGACATGCGCGTCTGTTATCGGACACGGGCGGGCAATGGATACCGCCAACCACGAAGGCGGGCGGCATTGAAATCAATTTTGTGGCGGGCTTTGGTAGCAGCGAAACCGATGTGCCTCGTGACCTGCGTCACGCCATCCTGATGCTTGTTGCCCACTGGTTTGAAAACCGGGAACCGACCTCCTTTGCGGGCGAGACACTCCCGAAATCCGTCACGGCTCTTTTGACACCCTATAGACAGGTGCGGCTGTGATCGGCGCCCTGCGACATCATCTGACGCTGGAGCAGGCGTTTCGCACAGCCGATGGCGGGGGAGGTGCCGCGCTATCTTGGGTCGCGGTAACAACCCTTTGGGCCTCAGTTGAGGCGATGGGCGGCGGTGAACGCGAAACAGCCGACCGGGCAGAGGCGCGAACCCGCTACAAGATCCGTCTGCGGTACAGAGCGGACGTGACGGCGGGCATGCGGTTTCGTCAGGACACGCAACTTTTTAACATTCGCACGGTGCAGGACGAAGAAGGTCGCCGACATTGGCTTACTTGCACCTGTGAAGAGGGAGGTGCCTCGTGACCTTGAGTGCCAGTTGGGCATTGCAGCAGGCCATGCACGCAGCCCTCATTGCTAATGCGCCACTTGCGGGTTTTGTGAGCAATCGCATCTACGACCGGCCCCCACCCGATGTGACTTTTCCCTTCGTCACCCTCGGCGACATGGAGGTGGTTGCGGCTGATACCGGAGAAGGGCTGGGTGCAGAGGCAGGAGCGGCCCATCGTCTGACCCTGTCTGTCTGGTCACGGGAAAACGGGCGGCGCGAAGCCAAGGAGATCGGAAGAGCGTCGTGTAGGGAAAGAGGGTAGATCTCGGTGGTCGCCGTATC